TTCATTTAATGCCCCTGCTTGTTTTTCTCCAAACTCTTGGAACTCTGCAGTTTTTCCAAGTCTTCTTACATTTTCAAATGATGATTGCACAGCTAATAAATCTTTATCATCTGCAGCCTCTGCTAATGTAAATTTTAATCTTGATTGTGTTCCTGCATCATCTAATCTTTGATTTATTTGTTTTGCAACATTGTCTGCTTCTAAAACTCTACCTGATTTTGCTAGCTCTAATCCCTCCCCAACTGATTTAAAAAGTCTACCTTTTATAACATTATTTGCACTTTTAATTAATTTACCTGCACCTAATCCTAAAAAACCTGCTCCTGCAGATATACCTGCTGTTTTAAAAGCCTCATTGAATAATTGTGCATCTGTTAAATCCTGATTTATGTCGTAAAGTTTTTGACCTAATTTAAGTCTAGCATATTCACCAACACCTGCAGCTAAAGCACCCGCAGTTATACCTGCAGGTAAATTACCTCCAGAATAAACTGTCCCCACTACACTAGCTGCTATATCAGGTATTATAACTAAAGCATCTCCACCTAAATCTGCAAAATCCCCCATATCAAAACCTGGTGCATCAACTAAAGCATATTGTTCTGTTCTTGGATTAAAGTATTCTAGTTTGCCAGTGTTAGGACCAACTCTAACATCTATATCTCTATCAAACTGTTTTGATAATACATTTTTAATAGCCAATGCTTTTTGTTCTTGGTTATATCCCAACGATGCACCAAACCTAGCTTTACTAGATGCTGGATCATTTATTGAAACATTTGCTTGTTTTGCAATATCTGACGTGGTTGGTCTGAAAGTAGTTTCTGATTCAAAAGCACCTCCAAATTCATCATCTGGAAATGCAAAATCTGTATAAACATCTTCTGCTCTTTCTGCAGCAATTTCAGGAAACATCCTTTTAAAATAATCAGATTCATCTAAATCTGAATAATGTTTCTTATAAAATGCTTCAGCTAATTTTAAATCTGGTATATCTTTGTATTCAGGATATTTTTGTCTAAGTTTTTTTAAAGACATGTTTACTCCTATAAATAATCTCTTATACCAGCAGGATCATCATCTACAGTTGTTGAATCAGTTTGTGAACCTTTTGTGCTCTTTTTTTTACTCGTGCCTGTTTTAAAATAATCATCTGGGTTTAATCCATAACCTTCAATTTGTCCTCTTGCAGCAATTACCTCATCATCAAAAATTTGATTTAATCCAGCTATAAAAGTTTCTCTCGATTGACCAAATCTTATTCTATCTAATTGTCTTATAATATCACCCTCTGAAAGTTTTGGATTTCCAGGCTCTTTAATTTTTGCTAATTGATAAGCCAAATTAATTACAGAACCTTTTAATCTACCAAAATTAGCCGCTCCTTTTGTAATACCTTTACCTTCTAAATATTTATCTAATTTTTCTGATGTATTAATATCAAAATCTAAACTGTTTTCATTAAAACCTAAAGCTGATGAAGCTTGTGCTAATTGATCAGAGAAACCTTCTAAAGCAGTATATATACCTGCTACAGCTCCAGTAGGAGAATTTTTAACTCTTTCAATCATATCATCTTTAAGCCTACCAACTGTATTAACGCTAGATACTATTTGTTGTGCAAGTCTTTGATCCTCTAATCTTTTATCTCTTTCACTAACTGGTACTTGACTTAAAGTTTGTGAGTCTGCATCAAAAGTAAATGCCATCCTATTATCTGGTGGAATTATATTAGGGTTATTTAAGATTTCCTCTGTTGTAAAAAAACCTCTTTTACCAGTTGTTCTATCAACACCTTGTCTTAATGTTTGTTTTTGAGGTTTAGCTAATTGTAATGCTAAATCTCTAGCAAATTTATCCTCTATTTCTTTTTCTCTAAGTTTAGCTGCTTGAAAAGTTTTAAAAGGTTCTTGAGCTGCAGTTGCAGCAGTTTGAAATATATTCTGTCCTCCTGGTTGTGATAACAAATTTAAACCGAACTGTGTTAAAAATCCTGGCAATGCAGTGGGCATTAATCTAGAAGTATCTATCTTAGGTGTTACATCCTCTCCTTCTTTATACATTTGTCTTGGTTTATCTAGTCCTGATGTAATACCAGTCCCTGATGAACCACCCATTCTAAACATTGGTCTTTTTAATATTCTGTTCATATTATCTAGTTAAACCGTATATTCCTGCTAATGTTGTACCAACACCAAGAGCTGTTTGTAGTGGTGTAGGATTTGGTCTTATAGACTGTTGAAACTGTGCTGGATATCCACCCATTAATCCAGTAACTTGTGCAGCAAATCTATCTAACTGTTCTTGAGGTTGGAATGTTGCTTGTCTTACTGCCTCTCTTTGTGCATCAAGTTGAGCTTGTGCCTGTGCTTGGTTAAGTGCTCCTAATCTTCCTAAAGTAGAAACATCTTGACCTTGTAAACCTGGAACAAGTGATGCTAAACCTGCTTGTTGTTGCCCTAAACCTGACTGTGCTTGAGCAATATTAAATCTGTTAGCTATGTCTTGTTGTCTAGCTTGCATAGCTTGTCCAAAACCTTGTTGCAATAATCCTGCTTGTAACAAAGCTCTTTCTCTTGCCGCCCCTGTGCCAAACTCTCCGAGTTGCACTCCCGCTCGACCAGCGCCGAGCACTCCCAATTTTGCTTGTTGATCTCTTATCTGTTGTTCTTGTATAGCTCTATTACGATCAAATTCTGCTAATGAAGCATCAATTACTTGGGATTGAAATGGTGACATAAAATCCGTCACTTGTTGTGTGGTTGGGGCTCCTGTTGATATTCCTCCTATTGTAGCTCCTGCTGCACCAATTTGTTGTTGTGCTGCAGTTACAAATGGTTGAAATGATCCTATTCCAGCTTGCGCTAATTGTTGAGCTTGAGTTTGTAAGGGATCTCTTGAAGCAATTTGTGGTGCTAATCCCGCTAAACTTTGTTGTCTTGTTGTAAATGCTCTAGCTGCATCTTGTCTTGCTTTAAAACCTTCTGCAGTTTCTCCAGGCTGCCGTGATATACCTGCGATACCTGTTGTTACAACTGGTACAGCTGTTTGTGCTGTAATTTGTTTTGCTAAATCTACACCTAAATCTTCAACAAATTTTGCGGGTAATGTTCTTTGTTCAGCTACACTCATTATAATACTTCCTCTAATCTTTGTGATGTTTGAAACATTCGTCTTGCGCCTTTTAAGCCTTGCGATTCTTCGGATACTTCACCCCCGGCTTCGAGGTTCTTCATCATGTTATACATAACTTCTGCCCCTTTGTCCACATCTCCCTCACCTGCATTTCTAACTGCATCAGCTGTAAATACAAACTCATTCTTTGATAATCTTGCAGGAACATCATCTGCTTTTTCCATACGTCCAATAGGGACGAATCCACCTTCAGCTCTATAGTCTTTTTCCATACCTCCCATATCTAGTAAAGGCATCACCTTTTTAGCTACAGGTTCTTTCTTTGCTCGACCACCTTCTGCTGCGTAAAAGTCAAACTGACTACCACCAAATCTAGGTGCTAAAGTATCAAAAGGTCTTCTTCTAATAGCAGCAATATCTATTCCTGGCCCTCTGTCTATTTCACCAAACTCATCTTCTTGTTCTTGTTCTTTAGCAGCTAATAAACCAGTTATACCAGTTGTTAAAGCGATGGCTTTAAAAGGATCTATTTTTCCATCTTTGTTTCTTAGTAAAATATCTGTTAGTTTACTATCTTTTAATTTAGCTAAACCTTCTGTAGCTTTTTTCAACAGACTAGGATCAGTTTTTTTGGCAGCATCTGTTATAGATCTAATACCTGCTAATTCTCTTCTTCTATCTGCACTAGTAAAAGCAGTTGGTTTTAAAGATTGTGCAAGTGCTGATTCTTTTGCTGCTCTTTGTGCCGTTAATCCTAACTCTTGTGGTCCTGTAAATGCTCTACCACCTGTAAGTGTAACTTCATCAACTAAACTAGATTTAAAACCTGGAGTGCCTATTGCACCTCTAGTTGTCATTCCTAACTCTGCTGGACCTCTTGGTGCCTGCGAAACTGCACGACTTGATCCTCCTGCTGGAAATGCTTTTGCACTTGCTCCACCTATTGCTGCTGACAATGCAATGTCCTTAAGATCTAAATCTTCACCTGATGCAAGTTGCGTGATACCTGTTGTTGCGCCAGATATTAAAGCTGCTTGTTGTGCTGCTGTTAAACCACTTAAAGCTGCAGAACTAGCCACAGCAGGTCCAAGAGCATAAGGTGCTGCAACCGCTAATAGTAATCTACCTGTTGGACTTTTTGCAACTTTTTTTAAAGTTTTAGTTACAGCTTTGAAAGGTTTTCTAACTGTCTTAAATGCTTTTTTAACTATGCTACCTAATCCATAAGCTTGTCTTGCTTCATCAGTGTCTTCTAAAAAGCCACCGTCTGCCATAAATCTATATGCTATTCTATTTAAATCTAATGCTCCAATACCTTGTTGTGGTGTCATTGGATTCATCATAGAAGCTGCTGTTGTCATTGGATTAAATCTCATAGCTGATCTTATACCTGCTTCTTCTCCTCTACTATCATCGTCATCATCAACTGACGATCTTGTTCCTTGAAAATCTGGAGTTCCTAATAAATCGTCAGGGTTAAATCCTTTACGACCAAATTTTCCAAGTTTATCAACTACAAATTTTGCTAATCTAACGCTTGGAAGTTTATCTAATGAAAATCCACCCTTACCTGAGTCTCTATCAGCAACTGCTTTTCCCTCTGGAGATCCGTATTGACCAGCTCTTCTATCTTCTCTACCTCCATCACCAGCCGGTCCTTGACCAGTGGCTGGTCCTTCATCTCCACCTCCATATTCTCCCACTCCACGATATCCTTGTCTAGTACCACCAAACCCTGGTTTGACTAGCATACCGCCGTCTTGTAACATCTGTTTTGCTTGTTGTGATCTTGTTATGGCCATTTGTCCCTTTTATTTTGTTTTGCCTAATAAATCAAGGCTTGGCATTACTACTGTTACATCTTTTTGAATGTCTTCAGGAGATATACCTTTTGATTTCCATTCGTCATCACTCATGTATTGTTCGCCTGTTCTCTTGTTTTTTATAACTTCTATGATTCTGCTTGGTTTTAGTTCTTTCATTATGTCGTTACCTCCCTTGGCTGTATTTCTAAAATTGATGCTATAACATGTAATTCGTTTGCGTCAGAAGCTTGTACTTTTAATATCTCACTTTCTTCCATTACAAGTGGGTTAGTTAAAAGTTCTGTTGTAGTAATTGTTGCTATGGTTTTCGTCTTAAACAGACTAAATATGTTACCACTAGCATCTACTAAAGTAATATCTATATTGCATCCAGATCCTGCATCATTACAGACTAATATAGATTTAACAACAGCTGTCTTAAAATTTGGCACCGTATACAGTGTAGTTAAATCTGTTGTAGTTAAATCTACTTTTTTATTTATAAAACTATTAGCCATTAATTTAAAAAGAAGTTAAATGCTTCTACCTCCTCTTTTAATTCTTCTTGAAATGTTGTATTTAATTTTTCAACAATAGCATCTAAATCTCTAACTTGAGATTCTGCTACAGTAAAATCATATTCTTTTGAAGCTCTTGTTAATACTTGTGCTATTTTTGCCATTATCTACGTCCATCTGGTTGTATGTCTAATCTAAAAGTTCCCAACTTCCAGTTTTGACTAGTTGATGTATTTTCTACTTTTAATGCTATAGCCCTAGCTCTAGCTCTAGTATCCACTTTTTGTGTTGATGTAGTTATGTCAAAAGGACCTAAAGAAGAACTAGCAGCAGTGTCATTTGGAAAGTTTCTTAAATTCAAAGTAATTCTAGTGTTGCCTGTTTGAGATATAAAATCTGGAATAAATCTTCTAATTTTCATTAGAAACTCTCCGTCTCCTCTTATGTCTGCAACACCTTGTTGTCGTTGTGTAATATCAAAATCTCCAGATAATATATTAGCAGTTATGGCTGTTATAGTTCCATTTCTGTTTTGATCTGTCCCTGTTTCGTGTTCATAGTATGATGTCCTACCCTCAGTGTTTCCAATAACATCAAAAGATGTATCAGTAGATGCATCGTATTCTAAAGCATGTGGTTTACCAAACACTGCAGAGTCTCTCCACATTGTTCTTGCTAAACTACCCACAGTCCATACTGGTCTTCGTGGCGACGAATCAAAATAATTATATGCAACCATTCTATTCACAACTGAAGAGTTCGACTCTGGATAAAACCATATTACTTCTCCAAATAGATTATTTAATCCAGCAGATACCATTTGATTACCAGATTCTAAATTTATATTATCAAATACAAAATCTTCTACTAAACAAGGTAGTGACTCTAATTTACCAGCGTATCTAAAAAAACCATTCTCTGACATCCAATATGCAGCACCATCTACTTCAACACATGCATTTTGTCCAACCAATCCACAGTTAGTTCCTGTTTGAGCAAACGCAAAAGTAAATGGTTGACCAACAAAACGTTGCGTAAACAAAGCTGTGTCTGTCCAAACATATATCGCATCTCTACCTCTAATAGCTCCTCTGATCTGTGATCCGTCAGCCAGTCTTTGTGTGCCAGCTGTATTGGTCGCTGTTGGTGTGTATGTATTTATATCTTCTTGATCTGAGAATCTAATAAACATATCGTCTTGAGTTTCTGGATCACCAATGGTTGTTTCTGTTCCATAAAATACTAAGTGTCTATCTGGTGTTGAAACTACTACGTGACGTGATGCTGTTGGCGCACCAGTAATAATTGTAGCTCTTGTTTCTGTTGCATTTGACAATGCAGAGTTCCAAGAAAATACAGCACTATCATGAATTAAACAAATGGCTTTGTCACCAAAATTATCTAACGACCACATACCAGGATCTAAAACTAAGTCACCAGATGCCGCCTCACCCCACGCAACAAAGTCTGTAGAAAAAGTTACTGTAGCACCGTCACTGTGTGACGCTGCAGTTGTTCCATCAACACCTCTTGTTACACCTGTTAGGGTATTACCAGAAATACCTGTATAAGAAATTTCTTCACTATCTATGATAATAAAGTTAGTGCCAGAACTAGAAAACTGAGATGCGTCTGTTAATACAATGGTTGTTGTAGAGTCATTAATAGCACCATTTAAAGTAGTTGTTAAAGCAGAGGTATCCTCTCCACCCCAAGATCCTAAACCCCAACCAAAACCTTTTGCCTGCACAGCTGGACCTACAGGATAATAATGTTGAACTCTAATACCACCAGAGGTTGTAGCTCCTGACCCAGATTCATTAGATGCAAGTGTGATGGTAATTGTTTTTGATGTTGGCACACTAGTTACCATAAATTTTTTATCATCAAAATCACTTGAAGAAAAATTAGAATTAGTTGCTGAGCTAAAATTATCTAATAGAACTATATCTTGTGGATTTATACCATGAGATGTACTGAAAGTTACTGTAACAATTGGTGATCCGTTGGTCGTGGTAAAAGCATTAGTAAGCGTTGTTGTAGATTTAATAGGGTGTATGTCATAAAATACACCTCCAGAAAAAGCATATAAAATTCTGTTTGTTCCAATAATGGAGTATTTTCTTGATAAGCTATTTATAAAATGGTGCATACCTCGACCAGCACCTGTTAGTTCGTTTGCCCCAGTACCACCCAATTGATTCCAACCACCTATTTTTTCTGGTGAACCATATCTAAATCTAACATTATCGCAGTCAACCCATTGGCCTTCTGCTGTAGTTTCTGAAATCTGTTTATTTATACCTGGCTGAAATCCTATTTTTTGTAACATAATGTACCTTTTTAAGTAAACAGCTGGATATTATATTTAAAATTACCATAAATCAACATGGTTATTTTTCGTAAACACAGTCCCCTACAACCAAAAAATCAAGATCAGAGTGTTTTAAAAGAGCAAAAACATCCTCAGGTTTGCCTGCTATAGGTCTACCATTATTATTTAAGGACGTGTTTAAAAGCATAGGTAGTCCTGTTAATTTTTCAAACTCATCTAATAATCTATAAAAATATTCATGGTTTGGTTTTACAGTTTGTATTCTACTTGTTTCATCCACATGTGCTATTGAATCAAATATTTTATCTCTAAATTTAACACTGTATAACATAAACTCACTTTCACCTTCCCAATCAAAATAATCTTTTGTTTTGTCTAACTTTATAGAGGCAGCAAAAGGTCTATAATCCTCTCTGTGTTTTACTTTTTTATTTAATATAGATTTACCATCTTTAATTTTAGGACTCATTAATATAGATCTATTACCTAAAGCTCTTGGTCCAATCTCACCGTGCCCTTGATACCACCCAACAATTTTACCTTTTGCTAACTCTTTTGCAGTTTGTTTTATTAAAGTATCTGAAGGTGTAGTATCTGGTTTTATATCAGTTTGCCAAAATGGAAAATTACTTTTGTCAAAAACAGGTTGTTCATATTGTCTTCTTAAAAATTCAACACAACCCAAGCTTAATCCTTCATCTGCACAATGAGGTGGTATAACAATATTATTAGATAATTTTTTTATATTTGTATTTATACAAATATTTTGTGCTACTCCTCCAGAATATGTAAAAGTGTGTTTATCAATATATTTTGTAAAAAAATCTGGAATTATTTCTTCCATTCTTTTATGCACTGTTGTTACAAAATCTAATACTTTGTGTCCAACAACAATATCACTGCCTACGGTTTTACAAAAAACTTTAAAATCATATATATTTTTAGACTCTTCAAAATTAAATTGTTTTATGTAATTGTAAAACTCTTTGTTAACGTGACCAAAAGATTGAAGTGCCATAACCTTACCGGCTATATCCATATCTAATCCTTGCACATTTAATAGTTGTTTACTTTCGTAAGATAAAAATTTACCTAAAGAGTATATGTCGTTTAGTGTATAGTGTTTAAGTAATTTATTATTTTTAAACACGCTACAAGATTTTTCAAAATCTCCATAACCATCTATAACAAAATCAACGTCAGAGTTTGAGGTTAACATCCATGAGCTTAGACTATGTGCATAGTGGTGATCTATTTTATAGATAGGACATTTTAATTCAGTAAAAATTGGATAGGGTATGTTTATTAATTGATAAAGATCATCTGTTTTACAATCACTTAACCATGGAAATTGATATGAATCTAAAACAAATGCAATAGCATCAATGTCTTTTAGATTATATTTTAAATAAAACGAGGATTCTAACCAAGAAAAAATATCATTATAAGCAAAATGTTTTATTTGATTTGCTCTTTCTGGTTTAAAATATTTTACATTAACACCATCAGTGTATGTAATATTAGAGTCATGCTCTCCGACCCTAACTCCTAAAAATTTCATATACCTATATTTCCACTTATGGTTATAGAGTTTTTAGCTTTTTTAACCATGTGCTCTAAATAACTAGGAAATAAAATCATTTGATTTTGTTTTACTTGAGGAAAAAAAATACAATCAATATACGGATCTACTTTAGTTGCATAAATCATATCATGACTTGGATGAAAGAATACTGTTTGTGGTTTTTCAAGTTTTTCATATATAGTGAACGAGAAAGAAGAGTTTGGATGTGTATGCCTTTCTTGAAAATCATTATCATAAATATTTCTCCAAACATTTATAATTTTGCAATCATATATTTTAAAATCTTGTAAACAGTTAATTATCTGTTCTTTTAAATATTTTGCACCCTTTTGTGTCATTTTATTGTTATTACTTAAATAAGAAGATAAAGTGCCACTTAACCACGCTTTTTTATATTCTTCGGTGGTAAGCTCAAGTTTTGAACTATCTATGTCTTCAACCCATATGGGTGTTGGAAATATGTTATATTTCATTCATCTTTCGATTTAATTAAATCTTTACTTTCTCTTACAGAAGTTATTTTTTTAATATCTTCAGGAAAATTTTCTTGAAAATTAACTATGATTGACATTAAATTATTAACTATATGTTTTAAAGATTCTGCGGGAAGGTCAAAACATTTTTTTTCATTTATAATTTTTATCTCTAATTCAGAGAACTCAATCTTAGCTGATCCATCGTTTTTGTATTGTATTATTTTCATCTTTTTACATCTCCTTTATAATTTGCGTGCTCACCATGTTTATCAACGTAATGAAGAAAAGCTTGGATATGATAATCCCCATCAAAAGGCTCCCTCCAGTGTTCTACATTACAACCATTATAGATTAAAGCATCTCCTTTATTTAACATTACTTTTGTTTCATCCATAAAAATACCCCAATCGTTTTTATCTGAATCAATAAAAACAGTCGCACTTATTTCACAAGAGGGTCTATCAGTATGTTTTTTAAGTTCAGCGCCATAAGTATAACATCTCCAAAAAGTATAAGTTTCGTATAATTCAATATTAATTTCTTTTTCAATTAAAGATCTTTTTTTACTTGAAATAGTTTCTATTAAAGGATCTTTGTAAAAATAAGTATCAGCATTATTATTTTGAACTAAATCAAAACTAGTTCGATTATTAAAATGTTGTAGTTTACAATATCTTCTTAATAGATCTATTTCTGTTTTATTTAAAAAATTAGGAATAATTTTATATCTTAATTTGTCTATGCTAACCATGATACCACCGTATATCTTGTTCCTTTTGTTACTTTTTCAACTGAATGCGGGTATAAAAAATTTGAAGGCCATACTATAACTCTACCTGGCTCTGGATGCACTGTTCTAATTTTTTCTGTTCCTTTTTTTGGACCATGAAAAATTAACTCACCACCTTTATAATCATTATTTAAAAATAAAATCATGCTTAAAGTTCTAGGCGCTGCTGAATGATGGTCATGATGTATCGTATAAAAACCACCCTCTTCATATTTTAAAGCCTCAACTGTGATTACATCTGTGCAATTTATTTGTGATTTTAAATCAAGATTTTTTCTATATTCATGATATACATTTACTAAAGTGTAGTTTAAAAAATTTTTCCAATGCACATTACTATAACTGCTATCGTCAAACACCCATGAATCAGTGTTTCTAATTTCTTTATTAACAACGTTACCTTTCTCTTGATCAATAACAGATGTTGGATTAAATTTAACTTTATTGAGATATTTTATTAAAGACCCAATTTTTTCAGGCTCTATGGTATTATCAAATACTTTAATATAGTCTTTTAATTCCATTTTTTTTTAACCCAAAAAGCATCTTTATAATTATTTATAAACTGTCTACAAATTTTTAATTTTGAAAAAAAATAATTTTTTCTTCTTCCTTCTGAAAATATCATTTTCCAATTATCTCTTTTAAAAGGAATAACTTGAGCATAAGGAGTCCCTCTTTTTATAATGGTTTCTAAGTTTGGGTACCTGTCTCCATTAATTATAATTGGAAAATTAACTGGCAAATCAAATGTATCCGTATCAACTATTCCAGGTATGATTTGAAACCTGTCATCATTATTGTTTAAAACGGGAACAAATAAACATGAATATCCGGGTGGAGTTTTAATAATAAATGGATTTAAAATTTTAAAATAAGGTTGATCTTTATTTTTTTTATGAAAAGGACAATCTTTTCCTAATTGACCTGTTGGGTGTGATTGAGGGTCTCCTGCATTTACATTCATTCCTTTTATATCTAAAACACTACGCTCATATGACTGCCATCCAACAGCAAATTCTGAGTCTTTTTGATTATTTTCATTAGTAAAATTATATTTAAAATAAAAATCTTGATTTAATTTTAATATATACCCAGCTCTTAAAGTATCTAAAAAAGGCATACAACCCTTAATAGTTCTATATTCTCGTGTGTGACTTAATTTTTTAAACCAACTAGGTATATTTAATTTAGCTGGAATTGGAAAAACATCTTCAAATAAATGTTTTGAATTTTCAGGATAAATAAATTCTATTATTTTTTCTTTCATAAATAATTTCTTTCTTCAACAATTTAAATAATAAATTAAAATACGTTAAAATTAAATAATTTATTGTTTTCTTTTAATTTAAATTCAACTCCTGAAGTAGGGTAAGTTAAACTATCTAAATCAATTGATATTAGATATTCTAAACTTTGTCTAGCTTTTTCTATTTGAGAGTGATTTGGTCTGCCTTCAATTTTTTGAGTCAATTCATGAATACGATAGTTTATTTCTTTTTCAAAATCTTCTCTACTTATAGATGTAGCTTCTTGTGTTGGACGCACTCTTATAGTAGGTGTATTATTAGAAAAATTTTCATGATCAAATTCTTTAGTGCCTTCAACTACCGCATCATAATCTTCATCTGATACGTCAAATATTTTATATAAATTATCTTGACCCCTAGTTAAATATTCTAAATCTACATCTGTTTTAGCAAAACCAACAAGATCACCTACTTGTAAATTTTCTACATTTCTAAAAACTATTTTAGCCACGATATTAACCTATATCCTCATAAATTTTTATTCCACCAGCTACGCCTACGTTTCCAGTTGTTGTAGTTTGTAGAGTTCCTCCCATACCACATTGATATGTTCCTGCATCACTAGCGTTAGCGTTAGTACCCTGAGAACGACCTACATCAAACTCAGCGTTAATAATTGACTCAGCATTATAACTGTTAATAGTTTGTATTTGCGCAGTAGTTGTAACGGCTA